TAATCAATAGTGTTGTTTGGGTCAGGTGGTGGCACCGCAACCGCAACAGCAGGCATATGCAGGCCATCGCGCACCCTGGCCGCCATCTCCCTGGCGCTCTGCCGGTGCTTGGTTTCCCAATCGCCGCCGTCATAGGCCACAACCTCTTCGGCGCGGGTGGTAATGCCCTCCTCCATGCGCTTGGCTGCCGCCATGGCCTCCTTTAATGGATCGAGGGCCCCAGGGCCATCGCCACACCAACTCGTCTGGCTCCATGCATACCTGATGAACGGGTCAGCAAAAAAGCCTGGCGCCTGGATGATCCCCAGCGCCACGGCATCCGCCAACCACTCCTCATATACAGGCTGGCATAGCCGCTGTGCCAGCCAGACGCGCTTGATCTGCCAGGTCCGCCAGGCATCCATTAATGCAGCACGGCTGGCGGAATAGCTCGCGTTAAAGGCCTTGGCTAGCACCTCCTTAGGAATTCCTAGGCCCATGCTGCAGATATTCAGCATCGCCCCAAAGAATGGGTCAAAGTTTGGGTTTGGGCGGCCAGGGGTTGGGCTGCTGATGCTCTCGCCGGGCATCAGGTTCACGGCTCGGCCGCTTTCGATTGTGCCGTCCCAATTAGCCGCAGTTAACATCCTTTTTCGTTCTTGATCGCTAAAAATAGTCGAGTCTGAAAACGCCTCTGGGTCCATCTGCAAAAACAACGCCAGCGCCGCGCTGTTCACCGCCGCGTCTACTTCGGCGTCGGTGTACCTGGTTAGCTGTTTGATTGTGGCAATAATCGGAGCCAGGATCGGCAGCCCACGGGTTTGGCTGGGGCGCTTTACCTCCTTCAGGTGCAAAACGTTGCGGCGGCCAGAACTGCCCCGGTACGGGATGCGCTCCCATGTGTTGGCGGTTCGGGGAACTAGTCGGCCTGGGTGGTAGCGAGAAACATGGATCGCCACTGGCTCGCCGTCAACATCGCGCTCCACGCCATCAATCAGCGTGCCGGTATTCATCTGCCCATCTGGATTGCTGACCCGGTCAGCCTCAACAATCTGCATCGTCAGCCGAAACGGCCAATCCTCGCGGCCCTTATCACCAAGCAGGACAAACGTATCACCGCTAGAATCATGCGAACGCAACGCCAGCTGCTGCTGCTCATAGAAACACAGCTCGCCATGGCGATCGGCATATTGCGATTTTGCCCACATTCCGAACCGCCGCTCGGTCATGCTCTGCCATTCGCTGGCCTGTTCATCCGACAAGCCCAACTCCTTGGCATCGATTCGGCTTTGCAGGCTGAGGCCGGTGCCAACAATGTGCGAAACCCTTGTCTCGATTGCCCCAGTCGCTACCGGTGCGGTTCGCTCAAGGTCCCTGGAGAATGCCCGCAGGTCGGGCAGTTCATACTCGGCTTCACCGTCTGCATCCAGTAGCTGTGGACGCCAGTTGGCAAACCGTGGCGACCGGGCCATTCTGCTGGTGCCGGTCATGCCGCCAAAGGCCATCATCCCGCCATGGCCTAAGCGGTCAAGGTCCGCAGGCAGTGCCTGAGCCAGCTGAAGCTTCTTGTTGTTGCGGCGCTTTGCCATCAGAAGTTAGGCCTAGGGGTGAATCCCCGGCCACGGCCATTGGCCCGGTTGTTCAGCTCCTGCACCCTGCGATCCCATATCTGAATTCCCGCCTGCACTTCTGCAAGGTCTGCACGCTTCAAGGTTCGGCCGCCAATCGTTTTTTCCTGGCCGGCCAGAATCTTCAGCTCCGCATCGAGATAATCCTCTAGCCGCGCTGTGGCGGTTGCGAGCGTAATGCCTGCCATGGTCTGCATCATACTCACCCAAACCGCCCGCCAGTGCCAAACCTGTCATCCCCACCATCCCCCGGCGCCTGGGTGCCCAGGGTGCGGGCGAGCTGGGCCCACATGGTTCCTGGGGTGTAGCGGCGGGTCACCAGCTGCAGCACCGCATAAGCGTAGCGGGTGCAGTCACCTCCCTCATCTCGCGCCCCCGTTGGCGCCTCCCAGTGATACGTGATCTGGCCCCTGCTGCGTCGCGGCATCCGCCTCCAGGGGAACAGCTCCGCCAAGAATTGATCGGTTGAGCAAAGGCCAAAATGCAGGTAGCCAGGGCCCACGGTCTCAACCCCTAACCGATACTGCAATGATTTGACACTTTCGTCATAGCCCACAAAGTACAGGTTGACCCCGTTCTTTACGATCGGTTTGTTTTTGCGATTGATGCTCACTGGCAAGCCCCTGCCCAGCAGCGGTTTGCCCTTCTGGGGGGCCCCTCGAACTGGCACCCAAACATTCTTGCGAGTTGAGCAAAACTCACGGACTGCCTGACAGCTGGTTGCATCGCCGCCTTCGTCAATGCCGCCGCGTGCCAGCTTGAGCACGGTCCCATCCTCTCTAACCCATTTGGTTTCAGCAATCGAATCCAGTTGCGCGAGGGTATTTTCATCCTGGGGATCGCCATCAATGTCCCAGTGGCCAAGATGCCAGCCTTCCTCCCCGACGCCCCACCCCCAGACGGTGGCCACCAGTCGCTCGTTTGCCGTGCCCCCACCGCCCTGGGTGTCCACTCCAGCGGTGATCAGCAGCACGCCATTTGGTACGTCGCCAAGGATGGAATAACCATTTCCCAGCTCAACTGACTGCAGGCGCTTGGCCAGTCTGTCGGCCGAAACCTTGCCAGCCTGCGAATCCTCCCAGCCTTCACCCAGCACCGTGTTTTTGAACGTCTGCATTGGCTCTGGGTCGCCTTTGCGCAACGACTCCAAGGCATCTTTGTATTCACGAACCAGAATTGCCCAGTCCGCCGCCGGTGAATAACTGTAGGCCGCCCACACATGGAACCCAATTAGGCCGGGGACCTGAGCAACAGCGGTCGGGCGATCCTCACAGCGCTCTACCATCCAGCGTTTTTTGCTGTGCGGGATTGGCGTTTTGCAATTTTCGCATTCGTAATGGGCGGTAAATTCGCCTTCTTTTATCATTTGATCCCATCGCAAAACTTGATAGTGATTGCAAAATGGGCAAGGGACAAAGAATTTTCTTTGATCTGATTTTTTATATAATTCTTCTGTTCGCCCATCCTTAAATATTGGTGTGCTGCCTACGCCTATTTTGCGGTCCCAGTAGTAATCAGCACGGTTGCGGCCCAGCTTGTAAACGTCGCCTTCGTCAATTCTGCGATAAGCGTCAAACTCATCAAAGAGAACAATCTTTCTAGACTTGCGTCGAAAGGCCCGCCCACTCGCAGCGTTTACTATATCTATTAAACCACCATTGCTAAGTTGTTTTAGTAAGATCGTATTACTGCTGGTGTTGCGTGCTTTAGACTCAGTTATCAGCCCTTGCAACGCTGGCGTATCCTCAAATAATGGCTTGATTTCTTCCTTGCTATATCCTTCGGCATCTTCCTTGACTGGCTGCACAATCATTATTGGGCATGGATCATGATGGGAGTAATACTGAACAACAACGCCCAACATCTTTGTCCAGCCGACGCGAGCCGACTTAAGGCAAACAACCGTTTCGACATTGGGGTTAGTAAAGGCATTCAAAATCGGCCGCTGGTATGGCAGCGTCCGCCATTGGCCCTTTTCTGCCGCGTTGCCGGTCATCACCGCGCCGCCATCAACGGTGGCCGGTTGGTCCGCATATTCCGAAAGCCGCAGCTTTGGGGGGGGCTTGAAACCGCCTAGGATGCGCCGCGTCAGCTCATGTACCGCTGCGGGCGTCAAAGCTCAACCTCTGGGTAAAGCTCCATTACGTCGCCCGCAGCGAGGCCGCCCAGGGCCTCGCGTATCAGGTCCATCAGCAGCGCCACCTCATCGGGTGACAGGTGCGGGATTCTCTGCTTTGCCTTGCTTGGCACACCTAACATCACGGTGCGGGTGATATTGACCGCTGCATCCCAGGCCTGCCCCACTTCCTCTCGAGGAAGGAGCATGTTGGCCTTGGCCTTGCGATCCATTTCTAAAATATTCGCCTTCTCAAATTCGGATCGGGCTCGACTGTCGTTATAGCTAGGGATTTCTGCATGCTCTGGGGAGTCGTCGGCAAGGGCTGGGACGCAGGGGCGCGAGGGCCTGCGGGGCGCATGGCCTTTCGTAGTGGCAGCTTTGGGGGTGGGCTTCTGGTCTTGGCCGGCATTGGTACCACGCGGCGCTGGGTCGGTGGCCTGGGCCCACTGTTCATCAGCCAATGTCGGATCAATCTCCCAGCCCTTCCC